CTACTTGTTGTCTAATAATCGTTCATAATCTTTCAGTTTTCTGTGCAGTCCGCTACGGCCAGCGATAGGCATAACTATCTCCAATCCGTCATCAAGAGTCTGGTTGAGAATAGTGATTGCGTTGTTCACACCATCGAGGGACTCTCGCACCTCACTATTGTCATTGCTGACGTTGACAATAGGAGTGACGACTGCTCCACCGCCACCAGAACCGAGAGCTCTGCTGATATCATCAGCGGTCAGTGAGCCGACCGTGTTTGCACGCTGCGCTCTGTCGATGAGGTCGAAAGCAGGACGAATGGATGAGTTGTTGACAGCCTGATGGTTGGCAACGAACTCTCCTTCGTGAACAACACCTGCCTCTCTGCGATATCGCCTGCCTCCTGTATAACCTCCCGAGTAGTAACCTGCCGCTTCTGCCTGATGCTGTTTTCTGATAGTAGCTATCTGCAGCAGACCAGCAGCAGTGGCCATACCAGCAGCTATTGGTGCCAAGGTCCAGCCGATGAAAGGAACTCGTGCAGCAGATGAATATGCGTTGATAGCAGCCATGGCTGTGGAGGCGATAGCCTGAGCTATCTCAATTTTCATCGCTCTCTTGTTGGCTTTAGCTTTAGCTGCAGCCAACTCTTTGTCACGTTTCTCCTCAAGCCTTTTCTTCTTTTTGGAGTTGTTGCCTGCTGCAGCAATCTGCTTTTCGTAGTTTTTGGAGATTTTGGCCTGCTCCAGATCTGAGCATGCCTGCGAATAAGCTGATGCGGCTGACATGATATTGCTGATGCCATTGTATGCAGCCTGTGTTTTCTGCACCATTCCATCGAGGAAGTCTGATGTCACCTGCGCCTTAGCCTGCATGTAGGCTGCATGGTTCTGCTCATCAGAACCGTAGAGCTCCTTCAACTTCTCCATGGTGTTCTGATAGTTCTGCACCTGTGCGACGAAATAGCCACCGAAACTGCCATTTGTTGATTGTGCATCCCCGGCTGCAGCCTTTGCGCTATTGACCATCTCTGAAGTCTTGGAGTCAATCTTGGCTTGCGTAGAGCCTGCTCCATGATCCTCAGCCTCGATCTGCGCTCTCTGGGCAGCGAACTGCTTGGTTATCTCCAACTTCATCTGCTGATACTCTTCCTCCTTGATCAGTCCCTTTTTGTAGAGATTATCAAGACCATTGAGATACATGGTTTCCTGTGCCTGAACATCCTGCTTGCCGAACTGCTGACGCAACTCCTTCAGCTGGTTCATATATGACTCCTGCATCTGAAGCTGATGGTCAAGAGATGCCTGCTCCATCTCTGCCTTGAGGTCAAGCCACTCCTCGCTGCCTTCATTGTAGAGTGTCAGTCGCTTCTGCATGGCATCGACTTCATTCTGATAGATGGCTTCATCAAGGGCGATGTCATTCTGATATATTGCAGAACTGGCATCATTATACTGTGCTTTGATGCTTGCTTCCTTCTGGAGACGCTCGCGCTCAATGGTCTGCTCATTCATTTTGATAACAGCATCATCATGCTGCTTGACAACATTGACCTGGTTGTCAAGCAACTGCTTATACTCGTTGCTCTCCTCACCATAGAGCTGCTTCAGCTTGGCGAAGCCCTTGATTTGTATGCTCTGGCGGTCATCGAGGAACTGCTGGTATGACTTGTTGCCATCGGCATAAGCCTTGGCGTTGTCAGCGAGCAGCTGATTGGTCTCAGCCTTTATGGAGTCTGCTGCCTGCTTCTGGTTGCGCTTGGCTTCTGCCTGGCGCTTGCGTGCCTCGGCTGCAGCTGCCTTCGCTGCCTTCTCCCGAGCTTTGTGCTCCTTTTCTGACTCCTGATGTGATGTTGACGTGCTCTGCTGCTTAACAACAGTGCCATCATTTCCCTTGCCATTGAAGCCATTATTGCGCCAAGGTTCTGGGTCATTTACCTCAAAATGCTGTGACTCCAGTTGATTAATCTTGTCGATGAGTTTCTGCTGATATTGCTTTTCACGCTCAACACTCTGAAGGAGTAGGTCTTTATGGTCGGATGCGAAGTTCAACTTCTGTGTCTTTCCACCTGCCAGAGGATTGAGGCGGTCCCAAAAACGCTTCCAGAAGCCTCTACTGTCGTTATCAGCCTCACCTAACAGATCTTCGGCCTCTGCTTGCTTGGCGATAGACTCTGCCAGTTTTTTTTGTAAGCCATCGATGACGATTTTCTTCTTCATCATGTCGATGTATGACTGAATCTGTCTCGTAGCTTTGCCAGTTCGAACAGCCTCTTCTGTAATGTTGCCCAGATGCTCACGCATCAGCTTTCCATTGAGTTCTTCGAGTGCAGCCTTGCGGTCAGACTCGGCATTAGTGTTAGACTGAATGGCTGACACGAGTCGCATGATTGCAGCTTCCTCTTCTGCAGCCTGCTTGTTAGCATCAGAAATTGCATCATTGAAGTCAAGTTGCGCCTGCTCTGCTGTGCTCGTCTCTTTAGAGAGTGTGACAATGGCGGCTGTCAGACCGGCAACAACAGCAATCACTGCTGTAATCGGGTTGGCCAACAACACCTTGTTCCACAACATCTGCGCAGCTGTAGTCAGTTTGATTTCTTTAGTGAGTGCCATCTGAACAATTGCCATGGTCTTGAGAGCAGATGTCTTGAGCCCCATAAGGAAGATATGCGCCTTCTCTCGCAGAATCATGATGTTAAGCCATAGCATTTGTGCTTTGTCTGCTATTAGCTTAGCCTTGGATATGGTCGTGTATGTGACAATCGCTGCAGTCAATACAACCAAAACTTTCCAGTAATCTCTCACAAAGTCAACGAGTGTTGAGAGAGCCCGCACACCGAGATTAGCTGCAGATATACAATATCGTGCTGCAGGATAGAGTTTCTGCCCCAACTCTATCGCGAGATCCTGGAATTTCTTTTGAGCCTTGTCGAGCTGCGCCTGGACGCTCTCATTCTGAGTATTGAACTCGTTGATGATAGATGTACCCTCAGCGTATGATTTAGTAGCAAGATCCTGTGCGACTTTGATGTCATCAAGTTTGTCTGCGAGGACAGTGAGCACACCAGTTGCTCTCGATCCATCCATCTTCATTTCCTCGAACATTGGTGCGAGTTGTGCAAAACCACCCTTGGAGCGCAGTGCTGCCAGGAACTGGAGGAGTGCCCCATTTGCATCCTCCTTCAATGTCTTTGAGAACTCCTTGACATTGAGTCCTGCAATCTTGGCGAATTTGGCAGAGTCCTGGAACATCTTGGCGAGAAGGTTCTGCACGGCAGTAGCAGCGGTCTCATCCTGCTGCATGTTCTGGTCGAGGACTGATGCGAGACCCATAATCTGCGCCTGTGTGAATCCTGCCTGCTTGCCGACACCAGCCACACGGGCGGTGAAGTCAACGAGATAGCCTGCAGATGCAGAAGAATTCTGAGCCAGCTCATTGACTGCAGAACCTGTGGCCAACATGGCACCTCGCAAACCTTTTGTCTTATCCTCTCCAAACATAAGGGCGAGTTTGCCAATATCTTTAACCGCATCGTCGCCAAGGTCATCGCCTAATGCGACATTGATTTTATCTGCGCCATCGACAAATTCCTCGACCATTGATGAAGCTGTTATGCCTAATCGACCTGCATCACCAGCAAGTTGGTTGAGTTTCTCGCGAGCAGTTCGTGTATCCATTTTCTTGAAGTCCTCGTTCATACGCTCCACCTCATCTGCAGTCTGTCCTGTATATTTGCGGACATTGGTCATCTCCTCATCCATGGAGGCGAACTTCTCGACGCAGCTTTTCACTGTGAATGTCAATCCAGAAACGGCAGCTATTGCACCTAATATGACACCCTGCATGCGGTTGAACCAGTCAGCAGTCCTACCAATCCATGATTGTTGAGCCTGTCCTTCAGCACGAACAGCCTCCAACTCTGTTTTCAACTGCTTGGCCTGCATTTGCATCTGCTTGAATGCCTCAGATCCACGGTCAAGACCTCTCATCTCCTGGTTGAGAACCTTCATGGAATATTCCAAGTCACGGACTGACGAAGTCTTGAGATGCGCCAACGTATTATCAACGAGCTGCATCTGACGCTTGGTTTCCTTGATATCCACATTAGCCTTGTCAATCTCATTGTCATACTGCTGCATGAGTGTGACCACCTTCTGCTCAGATAGTCTGATGCGCTCAAGCTCTGCATCAACGAGCTTCAACTTGGCCGCAGACTGAGCATAAGAATCTGACGAAGGATCAATGGAGTTCATCTTAGAGCGAATTTTTGCTCTTGTGAAGTTGAGATCATCAATTGAGGCGTGCTGCAGATTGTTGAGTGTCTGAGTCATGCGCTGCGCTTCTGCCTCTGCCTGTTTGGTAGCCCCCTTCAGGTGCAGCATCTGGTCTTTGACTTTAGAGAGCTGCTCTTCTAACTTAGCATAATCTGCAGGGTCAGAGACAGCCTTCATCTGCCCCTTCAGATGCCGTGCAGCTTTTTCAAGCTGTCCAAGGCTGGCATCAGAGAGATTATCGAGCGTCTCTTTAACGCTCATTGTTGAGTTTTTGAATTGCTTCATCTCTCGCTCAGCAGCCTTCAGGTCCTTAGCGAGAGATGTGCCTAAACGGGAATCGCCCGTCGAGAAAGCATCCTGCTTTGCTTTCTTGAGACGAGCGATTTTGTCCTCCAACTCCTTCAGTCGGTTCTTTGCCTCCTCGGAATTGAGTTTGACTATGGTTGTATATACTTCCTGCCTTGCCATTATTTGCTGACTTGTATATAGCTATTATATAATATTGTAGAATGTGGGTTGAAGTTCAGCACCTTGACATTATAACCTTTTGTTCCCCACTTCCACCAAAGAAACTTATGTTTAAACTGCCTTGCAACAATGCATTGAAGGCTGTCTCTTGCTCTGTACGTCAAGATAGAATCTGCCGTATCAAGACGCAGAGAAAGCCATGCGTCACTATATGAGTAGACAGAATTAAGTCTTTTCGTCTTCACAGTGTCCGATGTAACCATGGACACTCTCTGATCAGAGACAACTTGCCGAAGTTTCAAATTCAGCTCCTCGAGCAGTTTCCTGTCCGCAGCCAGCAGTTTGTATTCACCTCTGTCCATGACCATCACCTGTTGTGTGACGAGTTTTATTGAGTCTCGTATGGTATCACGCTGCATAGGCGAATACTTCAGCTGAAGCTGGTGAAGCTGCATTTTCAAAGCCTCATTCGCTTTCTTCTGACGGCTTTCAAAGATTAGGAAACTTGCGAATATCGTCAGCAGTACCATCAGGAATGATAGAATAACTGCCAGTTTTTTTTCTAATTTCTCTGTCATCTCCTCATTTATTTAATGTCAGCATATTCTGGTATAGCATCGAAGCATGGACACTCCTTGATGCGCTCCCAGATGTCCACCTTGCCGTTATGGTTAACGTCAGGTGATATATCACGATGTCCTAAGATCTTAGCATCTGGATATCTCTGCTTCAACTCAGTGAGAAGCTCGCGGAGCGAAGCCTTCTGCTCAGGCGTGCGGTTATCAATAGGCTTGCCTGAGCGTGAAATGCCACCCATATATGCCACATTGATGGCCACATGGTTGTATCCCTTGACTCCGTTGGATGGTAAGTCCTCTGTCATGAGCTGTGTGACCTTACCGTTTGCTTCCACGACATGATGATAACCAGGATAATGCCAGCCTTTGTTGGAAAATTCCTTCAGCAAGGCATCGACAGACCACGTCTGTCGGCTTGCAGTGCAATGAACGAAAATGTACTTAATCTTCCTTTTCATCTTTATTATTTTTTTTGAATTTATTCTGGAGTTTATCGAATTTGACATCCATGGCGATGTTCACGCCAAAGAAGGATGCCACGTACATAAGGCTCTGACCAAAATACCAGAGGACGTTATCAGTCACGTCCTTTGAGAGGAAGTAGCTGATATAGACAAGCGCTATGGCGAAAGCCAAGACAACCATGGCGCTGCCATACTGAATTCTTTCTTTAGTTTGCTGCTGCATAATATTATCTTTTTTGATGCAAAGATAATATGAAACATGAGGACATAAAAATACGGCTTAATCGGTTTTATACTGGTTAAGCCGTCATGATATGGTTATAATTTTTCGCTAAAGCTATAAGCTATTGATATTTGCTCCAATCAATGTCATTAGAGTACATCAAACGCAGATTATTACCCAGTAAGTCAAAAACACGTCCAAGAATCCTGCCACCTCTGCCATGTATAAGACAGGCTTACACTCACCATCATCGTCTGCATTATTAATAAGCAACAGATAGATAAATGCAAGAATCGCCGTTGGCACCCAGCATGCCGACAGACACCAGCCCACACACCCTGTCGCAGCCACAAGTGCGCCCACCTTATGAATAGGGTGATCATCTTTATCAAGGTAATTAGGAGCGAAGCCTACAAACATTAACCCCACACACCCTATAAAGGCGAGACATTGAACGCCCTTACCTGTGTCGAGTATACACACCATCATCAGTACCGCACACGTAACCATTACAGCGGTAAATACCCATCCATAGTTTCGCTTACGTTTATCACCAATCACCTCACTACCAGTGCAGTTCTGCAGCTGATAATATACATCGCTTACCATCGAAGGGACGCCGAAGCGCATTGCTGCGAGAAGCAGAAACCCTCCCAAGAGAAGAAACAAAATAACACTCAGTATATACATAGTCTTTTCATTTTAGTTGTGTTAAACTATCTCAAACGCAAGAGGTATGCGTTTGAACTTCACTGGTATCTTTAGCGTGAAGTCATTGCCTTTAACGATTTTCTTCATATAGCTATAAAATTAAATTGTTAATCGTACTTTTTCGGGATAACCTGCCGTAATATCATAGGCTATCAATGCGTCTGTCGTCTGTAGCTCCACAACCTTGTCAAGATGGGTCTGCGTAACATTGTAGCAGTCTTTGGCGTAGACTTCTATCTTGCTTATAAGGTCTTGAACTGTGTCAATAGGCAGGGTATAACACTCGCCGTCGAGCCACAGGGTCGTTTCCGTTCTCCCCATTCGTCTCAGTCGCTCGTTGCCCTGATACACTCTGTCTCTTGTCTCGAAGTCGAGCCAGTACGCCTTGTCGTTGAGATAAAACGTATTCACCTCTGCGCTCTTATCGTACTCCGTTATCTGCTCGATGCACTTGTTTCTCAGAGCCTCTGTCAGCTGTTCTTCAGTAGGCTCCGCATCGGTATTCATATCGAGCAACACGCAGTCGTACAGATACTCACCGTCTTCTGTCGTGCGTTCGTTCACAGCAAGACGCACCTCATTATTTTTCCATGTCGCAACCTTCGTTTCCAAAGGCGTAGCATACAATTCCTTATATGTTATCATATTCGTTTAGTAATTATTGTTGCTCATTATTCCTACGTTTAAATTACCGAAAGTGATTTCTGTCTGTATTGAATAGATTTTTCCGAGCAATCCGAGTGTCGTGAACTTTGCGTTAAAAGACGCTATCTGTACATAGAAGGATGGCCTTGTCACGCTCTGTCCCTTCTTGATGGAAGGCACCAGTTTTGTGTTGTCGTAGGCTTTAGCATCCGCAGTAAGGAACACGCCATCCGCAAGATTTGTCAGCGCACCATTCTTCACCATAGTGCGGCTCGTGAACGTCCTTCCGTCGGCTGCGCTCGCAAGGTCGTAGGAACCCAACCCGTTGGCCGAGTCGGCTACTATCTTTCCGTTCACTCTTGGTGCTGAGTAACGATACAGGGTTGTCGTTTTACCCGTCGCACCTTTAACGAAAAGAATGTAGTTGTTGTCCTTCGTTGCCGTGTACCACGACTTCGTTGTGTCAACCCACGGCAGTTCTACATTCTCTCCGAGCGGAGTCGTCAGTCCTGCATCCTCTGCTTTGATATATTGCGCAGAAGTTATCTTCGCGTCGGTCTTTCTGAGCGAGGCGACACCAGCAGGGCCGAGGTCGTAGAGAAAGTTTCCGTTGTCGTCGTAGTACGACAGCACGGCCTGTCCCGAACTGTTCAGACCGAAGCGGATGTTTGCAGTTCCTGCCTTGCCGTAGATATTGATAAGGCCATCGGCTATCCTTACCATCTGTCCGTTGAGTCCTTGCGATGTAAGCATCTGCGCCAGTATCAGAGCCGCATTGATGGCTCCGTCTGTAAAGAGCGCGGCTGTCGTAGTCTGACCGGTAGAGAGTGTGTTCTCCACCTTGATTTTCTCGCCATACAGAGTTACTCCGCTCGACGTAATCTCAAGTCCTGCCGCCTTGGCTGTGGCTCTGTCGATGAGGTCGGTCTTCCGTTCTGTATAATCAGTGAGTTGTGCGCCTTCCTCCAGCTTCGGCTTTGTCACCCAAGCCTCAGTATCGCCTGGAACACGTATCAGCACCTTGTCTGGAATTACCTCTGCTCCCTCGCCAGTATAGTCATTTATTCGCCAATGCACCCAGTACCGCCTATAGGTCGAGGTGAGTGCGAGCTGTGCGTATCCGTCAGCCCAGCCGACCGGATATACGTTTCCTTCGCAGGTTTCTGTAAATACGTTTGCATGAACGCTGTCTCCATAGAGATAAACGTTGATATTCCCGCTGCCCTTGGCAACGAAGGAGAACACATAGTCCTGCTTCTTTACTATTCTCGCCTGCCCAGAAAGGGTAGCTCTTGTTGGAAATTTATATTGCAAGGCTTCTGTGTACAGAGACTCTGCCGAGTTGTTTTTGTTGTACAATATTCCGTAGCAGCCTTCGTATTTTTCAAACATAATCAGTCCGCTGGCAAACTGGAGATTGCTGTTGTCAGACGATCTTGTCAGTGCCATTGTGTCATCCAAAAGGTTTCCTCCCACATAGTCGTAGTCCGTTTCCGCAGGAGTCCAGCCTGTACACTCGTCTCCTTCTTCCAACATAGGCATGCAGAACCAGGCATTGGCCGCAATGGTAGGCTTCCCCTTGTTATCGCCGTTATACACAAAGATATTGACCTCAACGAAGTCTGTATTCCCAGAGTTGAAGGTGTTCGTTACGAGCTGCCAGTTGCCATCATTCCTCCACCCCGCTTCTCCCTTTGATGGTGGAATAGCATTTCCTCTATTGTATGTCGTAGCATCCGACATAGAATGTCGCTCCGCGAGCAACGTTGCATGAGGATTATCACACTTCACCCAACACGAGAAGGTGTAGTCTGTATTCCTCTTTACAGGGATGTTGCCATACTGTCCTCGCCAGAATAGTCCGTTATACTGATAGCTGTCGCTCGCTGTTACGCTGAATCTAACCGCGTTCATCCCGTTGACACCTTCTGTCATTGTCGGCTGAAAACGAGGATTGAAATCTATGAGTCCGTCTTGGCGGAAGGCTGTACCGTATAGCAGATTCCGTCGCCCGACTCGCTTCTGACTCACGCTTAATGTTATATCCTTAGCTGTCTGCGTAATCTTAGAGTCAAGGGTCTCAAATTTACCTTGCATCGTGTTTTGCAGAGACGTTATATTCGTCTCAAACTGCTTGTTGTTAAGTGTCATCCTGCCTGTAAAAGCCGAAACGTTTACAGCAAACTTGGCTGTGGCTGTGTAGGTCACACCGTCTACAGCAAACTCTACGTCAAACGAGCCGTTGGTGCAAGATACATCCATCGTGTCAGTACCGAGGGTTACTTTCTGCACCGTGATAGCGGATATGTAGAAACTGCTGGTGTTGTTCAGTCTCGATGCGACGCAGTTCACCATGTTCTTCACGCCTTTTATCGTGAAGTTCGTCAGCTCCTCGTTGCCTCTCAGTACTCTTAGCGTTGTTGCCTTGCCTGTCCCTACATTGATGGCCTTTCCGCTATCGTCCGTGTCGTACGTAAGAATGTCGGGTGTAAGCGTCCATGTGATACCATCCTTGCCAGGCTTGCCCTGCGCACCGTCCTTACCATCCTTTATCGCCGCTATCGTTATCTGGCCCCTCGCCAATAATACTGCCATACTCTTTCATTTTTTTAATTAATAAAAAATAAGGGTGAGGTGCCCTTATTTAGACACCTCACAAGTAAACGTGCCTCTCACTGCCACGTCAGCGTTGGCCACCGTGACGTAAGGCTTGTTCGAAGCATTCACCGCACTTGATGTACCGTTCCAGTTCGTGGCTACACCGCTGGCATTGTACTTCGTCCATTTGTAGATGTAGTTCGAGGCATGGTTGCTGTCTGCCTTCACCGCTGCACCATCCTCCACTACCTTGCCGTCTTTCCAGAGTCGGGCGTAAAGTTCCGTCGACTGCGCACCGTTCACTATCTTGTCGCCGGTCAGCGAATACACCTCCACCACGTACGGGTCGCTCGCATCGAAGAACGTGATGATAGCGCTGGCGGTATCAGCACCGTCCTTCACCGTACAGCGGAAAGTCTGGAAGTTAAGCACGTCGTTGGCGCTCACGTTCAGAGTGCTCACGCCGCCCGAAGTGCTCACGTTGCCCGAAGCCACGGCGTCCCATGTTCCTGCACTGATATTCAGCACCTCCCAAGTCATTGATGTCATGGTGGTGTCCTGCACGTTGCCACGGAAGAACTTGGCTATAGCACGCAGCTTCTTGCTGTTGTTGGTCGAGTCGAACGTATTGCCGTCGGGGGTCTCAATCTGCACCGTCTGAAGCGCACCGCCACTCTTGGCCAGCGAAATGGTCTTGTAGCCGATACACGTAGTCGTAGCCTTTGTCTCCGGGTCTGTGTATTTGCACGACCACTCGATGTTCTTCACGCTGCCGTTCTTGTCGATGTTGCTGGCGAGGTTAAGCTGATACGGCTTGCCGCTCACAGGAGTGGCAGCCACACCGTCCACCTTCCACGACCATCCCGTACAAGCCGAGGTCGGAGCCTGGTCTGTAGCACTGCCCGTCACGTACACACGGGCTGTTATCACGTTTGGTTCACTCGACGAGTAGTTCGGAGTGTACACACCCGTGTCGGGGGTGTAGATCTGAGTCTCGCCCTTAGAGCATTGTGTGAAACACTGCACGGCCTTGCCGTCATTGAGGTCAACGATAGTAATCTGACCATTAGCTAATACTTTTGCCATAATCGTTTGTTTGTTTTTATATTATTATATGTTACTATTAATAGTCTCTGTATCTGATACGCACACACTACATCCGAATTGTGCTTGTCTGTCTACGTCGTCACGTGTGATAAGACAGTTCCGGCCAATCCCCTCATGCAGCGTGTTCCATACAGCATCATCTTCGGCATCAGCCGATTGTCGCCACCACGACCATGAGCTGTTGCTCACTGTGTCGCTTATGTCCTCGCCATTGCGTAGCAGCGTTGCCTTCAGCGTCATTTCGCCCGAACCGTTAATCATCACCGTGCCCGTATCGCTCGTTATCATTATCTGATAAGCCACACCGTCCTCGCCCTTCTCGCCCTTCTGTGCACTCATTACAAGCTGCCAGTCTGCGTTTCCGGCCATAGGCTCACTCGTGCTGCCCTCGGCGTTGGTACACAGCCACACGCCGTTGCCGTGGCTTACCTGGTCATAATAGCCGTAGCTCACGCCCTTCTGCCACTCGCCTCTGTAGTTCACCATATGCATAGCATCACCGCTCGGAGATATCCACTCGATAGAGGAACTGACTATCTTAGAACCGTCTGGCGAAAACACGAATACCTCCTTGCCCTCGTGGGTATATGAGTTTACGCCTCGCAGTCCTACTATGCGAGGTGTACCATTGCCTGTACTCTCAAGCATCAGGACTCCTTGTCGAGATGCATCCTCTCTCGCGCCATCGAGCACGATGGTGTCACCAGCTGCAGGCGTATCGCTGCCCGACATGCAGTCAGTAGCCGACAATGTCACCCAGTCAAACAGTCTACCACCATACAGCGCCGTACCGTCTGTAGCCATGACTGCAACAGACTGAGTACTCACCTCTTTCACCAGTCGCCAGTAGCTCTTATTGCTCACACCTTCGTGTTTCCCTTCGAGGATATTGAAGCTCTGGCAACGTGCCTGATCCTTCACGCGCCATAGGTTTTGTGTCGCCGTACTGCCATCATCGGCAAGGAGATAACACTTCCAGCCAGTCACAGCACCCGATGCAGAGCGTTGCTCTTCGACGTGCACTATCTTACTGCCTGCGCCCGATAGATATATATTTCCTCCTGCATAGGATAGCTTACGTATCTCGAGTTCATGGAACAAAGCCTTGCCCAAGACTTCCAGATCCTGCACCGTTACCTTGCCAGTAGCCAAGATGTCACCTAAGCAGTTAAGACCTTTATTGAATGTGATAAGCCCGTCTGCCGTGTCATCATGTTCTCGAGAGAGGTAACGTTTTCCTTCCACTTCTATGAAATGGAGCAACTCAAGCAACGCTTGGCCTATGCGCTCAGCAGTATTGGCAGCCTTGCGACGCTCGTCGCGAATCTGCTCCAAATCTTGCTGAATTTTTTGTTTTTCTAAATCTGCCATTTTTGATGCAAAGATAATATGTGACGTATATAATAATAATGACTCAAAGGTTGCGAGCTGCGCCTATGCCCTTGAATATCTCTGTCAATGCAGAAGCCATGAGTCCATTGTATGTCTCGCCATAGAAATCAGCCTCATGCTCATTGAGCTTCATGACAGAGGCATAGTATTTAGCCGAGAACCAGTCACGTCTGCCTTTTGGCACGCCACCAGCCACTCGACCGCCCCAGGCAGGACCCACTTTTTTGGGTTTATCCAACTCCCTCTCCGCTCGATACTGCTTGTTGAGGAAGTCAAGGTCGCCATCATTGGCACGCATGACTTTTTCTCCGCCCTGCGCTTCTGTCCACTTTTTCCAGACGTGTGCAGGTCCAACTCCTGCAGCCACATAGATGCCGTATTGCAGGAAAGTATGCTCGATGGTGGTCACTGTGCCTTGCTCAAGGTGGCCCTTGATGGACGAATAAAGGGCACCGGTATCTATTGTGCGCAAGCGCTCCATGCGCTCACGCCAATAGGTGCCCATGTTGTCCGTCCACCCTTTCTCGTATTTGAGGAGTTCGTCTATTACTTCTGCCATAAGCTCTCATCATATTGTAAGTCGGTAGGCTCGTCTGATGTCAGCATGAAGTAAAGGCCTGTGCATCCGTTCATCGAGTAGCGCCCTAATTCTGTCGAATAGACCTGATTGAGATTGAGATACTCCAGCTGGTCACCGAACTTCTGATACTCCTTGTCATGCAGAAGACGACTGAGGAACTGCCGGAAGATATATCTGCAGATATTCAGTTTCTCCTCCCGGTCTGCCATGTCATCACGCTTGTATGAAGCGAGAAGCCAGACCGTGAACACGTTGCGGTCGAAGAAGCCATCACCCACAGAGTGGGTATTGGAGTCAACGGTATCAGAGACCATCACGAAGTTGGAGGCTGTGCGAAACTGCTGCAGCACTCCCTGCACGGTATCTGGTCCGCTGCATGTCGTCGCGACAAAATTATGCAGTCGGCAGGTGTTGTTCTCCTCTGTCAACTGTTTGAAATATCCGATAGCATCGAACTGTTTCTCTGTCATAAGCTTTTCATTTTTTCATTGTATTCCTCAGCCTCCCGCGCCTTTTCATCCAACTCTGTCAGTGCAGCCCAGCAGTCGGTCTCAAAGACAGCCTGCTGCTTGGTTATGTCGCCATCGGTGAGTGCTCTGACCTGCGCACGTATGCCCATGGTGATATCCTCCATGGTCGGCTCTTCGCCCTCCTTCGTGTTTTTGAAGAAGTGAGGGAAATTGGCAGCAGCCACTTGCTTGAAATCTGAGTACCACAAAAAAGTTCCGAGTAACTCCTCTGCGGTGAAATTCACTGAGTCATCACGCTTGCCATCCTCATCCCTGTACAGAAGATATCCTAACTGCTGAAGGAACTTGTCCTCCTTATGCATGAGGTACAGCTGATAATATTTCTCAGCGAAGAGGTAATCCTGGAATGTTATCTTGCGGATGGAAGTGACGGCTTTTAAGCCAGATATGGCCTGCAAAGGCTGAAAATTATCGAATCCATCGATAAAATCGAATTGTGAGAGCAAAGATAGGACTATCTCTGTCTCCAGATAAATCACTTTGCGCTTTGGTCTTGACTTGCCATCCACCCGGCACAGAACGGAACACTTCCATCCTGTGCGGGTATGCTTGATGATCTCAATGCCAGCCAGTCTGCAGAACAGGTATGTCTTGACCGTCAATGGTTCCTGAAATCTGGTCAGCAGGAAAAGCGTATAGCGAAGCTCATCCTGCGACAACTCACGCCATGACTTTGGCGCTGTGATGTTAAGATTGATCTGCCCGTCATGCATTGAATAGGAAGGCAGGTGCTGATTTTTTGTTTTCATAAGGCTTGAAATGATTGCTTTCATACTCTGATGAACTCTGATAGAGTGCGAATGTCTCTGCATCTCCGTCAAGAACCATCTGAATCCTGTCAAGCGTCTGCTTCATGTCATTTGGCTTGAAGCAGCTCGGATTGCTGTAGTCAACGAGATATTTGCGAATCAGGCAGACCGCTTTCTGCTCCGGCTCTGTCCAAGACTCGCCTCTGCGGTATTTATCGAGGAGAGCGTCCATCTGCTCGTTAGAGAAGCGACGACGCAGGATCTCATCAGCAAGACGCATGTTCTGGCGGGCAGTATCCCAGTCTGCTGAGTTGAGCTTGGTGAGTGAGGCTTCTTGCATGTAGTCATTGTACCCCCATACAAGGCATGGGATGCAGAGCTTTGCCTGCATGGTTAATCCCCAGCCCTCGGTCTTCTCAACGAGTACGAACACAACCTCTTCTTCAGCTGCCAACTTGGCCTGCTTCACCTGCTCGATGAGATTTTCCACTCTCACGGTCGAAGCTGGAGAGACCTCACCATTGCTCACGACACCGAAACCTGTAGGAGTGAGCACAAGATCAAGGTGGCGGACCACCGTAATAAATGTCTCAAGACAGACCCATCTTTTGAGTAAAGGCTGAAAATCCTCGTTTTCATCGAAGAATTCAGCACCTATATCACCGAGACAAAAACGCTTGATGCGGTTATATGTAGTCGAGAAATGAGGTCTCACCAAATTGAAGACCTCCGGATTGGATGACGTTGCCACCAAGATGGCATCGTCAAAATCCTGTTTGTTGATTTCAATCTTCATTGTTATTGCCGTTATTTTTAACTGATGATTGTTGCATGTCCTTATTCTTATCGAGTGTTGTCAGCTCTATCATCGGCACGTCGACGGTGATGCCACGCTCGCTCCATCCGTTGTAATGTAAGATGACATGGTATGGCTTGACCATGATGTCGTGACAAGGCTTCTCGAGCGACTGCTTCAGGATGAAGAGCTCGCGCTTGTCGGAACCCGAGTTGTTCATCTGGCTCTTGCCCGGTGTAGCACCCACCAAGTTGGGATGCACGCCAAGTGAGAAACAGAGTGCATTGGAAGCCTCCGACATATCATCAGCCCAGTCGCCACCCTCCTTCTTGCCACTCTCATTGAGATTGATGATGCGCACCATGCGCTGCTCCTTGCCGTTCGGGTCGAAGTAATATCCTGTGATGAGAGCCTTGCCTGCATTCTCCGTGCCGCAGACAAAGTCGATGATGGACTGCTTCTCCTCATCGATGCGCTGCTTGCGCTTCTGAGGTTCGATGATGCCCTCCTCGTTGCAGAGGTTCATCCAGTAGTCCTTGTGTATCTCTATCTGAATGCGAGGTGCAGAGGTGTTCTTGATCATGTAGCGCTTGCCAATGCCGATGAGCCGATAGATGTCGTACCACGCATCGTCGAACATGGCGGCGTAGTAAGGTATCGGATAATACTGATAACCAGGAGTAGGAATGCGCGACACGATGGCGAACTTGCAGTCATGGCCTATCTTAGGTGCAGGATGTTTCTCGCCTGTGTAGATGTCAGGACCCTTGCCCATGCGTGCCAAGAGGTCGCCCAGCGGGTCGTTGATGTCAAGCAGCGGGATGGCCTCTGCCTTGATGGGTGACATCGCATTGCGGAAGTCGCCATAGAAGATGTGATTGATGAGACCAGTCTTCTCGTTTGGGCGCTCGAAACGGCAGTATGACACATCCTTGTGCCGCATCTGCAGTATCCTGGAGTGGTCACGTGAGAGGATGATGACGGTGACGTTCCAGAAGAAGAACTTCATGTCTGTGGCCTGCTCCATGAATATCTCATGCACGCTGTTGCGCAGACAGAAGGCACGGATCTCAGCATCATCGGTGTCCTTGCCTGTCGCACGATCAACGAAACGTACCCCCTGGCCGTAGCAGCACTGCACGTTGAATGCCTGTGCCCGTTGCGCAATCATATTCATGCGAAGGAGACGCTGCAGCTCATAAGGCATGTCATTGTCATCGCCATAGTTGATATACTCATAGTCTCGCCCATTGACGGTGATAGGCGAATAGTGGGCATCACCCACTTCGCCTGATCCGAGGAAATGGGTGTCTCTGCCATACTGCTGCTCGATGGCAGCCTGGTTGGTGGTAGAACCTCCAACCGCAGTGGTCGGCATGAGCATATATCGCTCACTGTCACCAAGCACTCCGACCTGCTGCATGGAATATTTCTGTTTGCTCATAGATATACTGGTAAACCTAAAAATTCATAAATAAAAACGTCGGGCAGAGTATGCACCTCGCCTGTGGCTGGATGCATGAGGCGGTGGAAGCCTCCACGCCAGCTGCCACCCGACACCAGCCATCCGTCATAATTGACGGTTCTGCCGTCGGTGGTCCATGCCCGAAGCCTGATGGTGGCATGGTCGTCCTTGGCCTTGTCCATCATCTTCAGAACCTCATTGATATGGAAAGCTGCTCTCTTCATCAGTTGAATGTGTTGTCAAACGTATTGTCGAATATGCGGCCTGCACGGTGCATGTCCAGGACATTGTGCTGGCGCTGCGAGTAAGCATAGCTGAAGGTGAAGCGAGGAATGGTCTCGAGCAGGTTGTCATTGTCGCTCTTGGAGTCGGAAATGGTAACCTGCTTGCCGACGGCAGCCTCTCCACCGTAGATATTGACGATATAGACCTCATCGGAACGGAAGAGGTCGTCTGCCCAGTTGGCCATGGCTGTTGTCAGCGGTCCTGTGTCAGCCTTGAAGATGCGCTTCTCTGTGATGCGGTAGTTGATGTTCTTGCCTCCGATGACTGCTGAGTCACGGGTGTATTCAGGAGCCACCTCATGCTTGCCCGTGCAGTAAATGAGTTCCTGGCACCCGAAGGAGTTGGTGAAGAGGAGTATCGGAGCGCAGTCTGGCTGGTCCTGGTCGATGATGAACGTCTGAAGGCGCTCCCCGGCCTTGACGTCAAAGTATGACAGCACCTTGTCTCTGACCGAGAACTTGGAAGGTGAGACGTCGATGGTGGTGTATTTGGCATTGCCACCCACCACCTCTGCTGTGAAGAGCTGCTTGGTGCCGTCAGTGAAGTATGCCGTGACGGAGGCTGTGTCGGTGCCGAGATAATGCAGATATTCCAGTCTGCCAAGTGAGGTTGTCTTGGCAGACTGCAGCAGGGTGAGGAAATGCGTGTCCGTGAACTCCTGGCAGTCGATATCTGGAATGTCCACGGTGGCATAGAGGACACGGAGATTGACAGTCTTCTTGTCGCTCTGCGTCACCTCATCGGTCTCTACACCTGTAGAGACTTTCTGCTCCGTGATGGTGATGACAGAGTCAACGATGAGCTGCAGTCTGGCATAAGGCCGATAGATGTCTGCGAGGTCCGACAGCTGTATCTCTCCATCGGCAGGATAGAGAAACTCATCATAGACGGTGGAATCGCCTATTTTGATAGTGACGAGCACACGGCTCATAGATGTGAGGATGTCGAGGTCACGGATGTTCTCAAGGAAACATGTGCCCGACGGAGCTGATTTGATGGTCATATTATCTTTTTTTGATGCAAAGATAATATGGAGGGTATGGACATAAAAATACGGAGAGCGACGCTCACGCGCCACTCTCCGCTCATCATTCAAAATTTTAAGTTGCCACAAAAGTAGCAAAAAAATCAAAGAAAACAACTATTATTATGGGAAAATCATCAAATGTCCACCATTTTTTCCCAGATAGCCCATGCTATCGTGCCATCTGGCTGCGTGGCGACCACATATTCATGCTCTCGCATATATGTGACAATGTCGGAGAAGTCAAGGACCACCATGGTAGCCAGGTCTGCGGCTATCTCCTCTGTCGTCTTGAAAGACTTCTTGTATGGTCGCCCATCCTCGTCCTTGTCAGGGAGTGATGAACGGAATTTGAAATAAGCATCAAGCATTATTCTTGATTGTGAATTATCTGTCTTTGGCATAATTATACGAAATTAATGGTTTGTAACTCTTCTGCTGCCTCATCACATTGATGACGCAGCGCCACTCTCTCTGCTGCAAGGTCGTGAATCATCATCCAGTAATAGATGCATGATGCCCAACGGCCATATTTGTCCCGCTGACGTGAGATGTGGGCCAGCTCTCGCTCCAAGCGCTGCACGATGTCTCTCTGCGTGTCTCTCACTCTGTCGCGACGGCAAAGCTTCAACTCTATCACAGCCCGCTCCTTGAGCCCCCACAGGTCAACGAAATCACGGTCAAGCTCCCAGTATCTGTCCACAAGACGCAGATGAATGCGTCTGCGTCTTGAGTCGAGAGAAGAAATATCATGCTGTTTATTCTTCCTTATCGCCATCGTCGCCTCCTTTCTTGTCTTCTTTGGTCCAGCTTGTATTATCTTTCATTTTCTTTTTTGTTTAAAATTATTTGTTCTGCTTTACTGTCATCCACGTCCATGCTTTTCATGCGCTTAAGCATGGCATTGATGGCACTAAGCTTCTGAGTATTATCGGGATGTACATAGAGATTGAGGGTCGTAGAAACGTCCGAATGTCCTAAGAGCACACTCACTGTCTTTACGTCAACCTTCGCCTCTATCAGTCTCGTGGCGAACGTATGCCGAAGCCCATGGAAACGGATATGAGGAATACCCAACTGCTTACACAGATTATTGAAATAATTGCGATAAGTGCGGGGTTCACAGGGCTTGGAACGGTTTGATGTCACGAAGGTCTCCGGGTTGCATATTTTGACACACGGCTTAACCCACGTCATCAGCGGTTTGCTCAACGGTATTTCACGGAAAGAATGAATCGTCTTAGGTGGACCAATGTAGAGCTCGGTACCAGACATGCCGTCATCCTCGACGTTCCATACGCGCTCTACCGTGCGCTCTACATGAAGCACCTTGTTAACCATGTCGAAGTCTTTCCATTTCAATCCTGCCAACTCTCCGATCCTTAGTCCTGTATGAAGGCAGATGAGTATCCCCATGTTCATAAACGAAAAGTTTTCCAACAAGTATTTCTCCAGCTTCTGCTGATGAGCCAGCGCCATGACAGGAACCGCCTTGTCTTTATATTCCTTCGGATAAATGATTTGCCATTCTGTCGGTGGGTTGCAGAATTCATGCTTCGCACCCCATCTCAGCACCATCTTCAGTATCAGTATGTGATCCCTGATAGTCTTTATGCTCGCACCTTCCTCCAGTTTTTTATCTACATAGGATTGCGCCTGCTGCTCTGTCACATCATACTTATCACCAAAGGCTGGCAGGAGACTTGTTTGAATCACATGGTAGTAGGTGGAGTAAGCAGATTTCTTGACCTGCTTTTTCTTCTCTACTTTCCATCGATTTACAATTTCCTCAAACTCCAACTTGTTGTACATGTCCCTATTTCCTTTCTTTTATTATCTGCCCAGGTTCTGCCTTGACCACCTTGGAAAAAGCCAAAGCGTCGTCGGTTTCGTTGAGCAGGATATAACGCTGTACTACCCTATTCTCAAGCACATCTCCATGATATACGTACCCCATCATGCCACGTATGCTCATATTGAGCAGCAGCAGCGGTATGGCGCGGTCGCTGAGCTCCCAGCACGTAACCATGTGCTTGCTTGGGAAAAACTCCCATGGTTTCACCCGTCTGCATTTCTCCCACCATGCGGATATAATGAGTCCGCCCGTGCCAGCAGTAGGCTCATGTATCGTCCCAACCGCACTTACATCGGCTATCTGACTGACCAGCTGTGTCACCTCTGGTGGCGTGAAGTCCTGTTTGTTCTTCTTTCGCTGCGCCATTTCTTGCTCATACAGCCGCTGAAACCAGTCATACGACAGGTCGTGTTCGTTGAGTTCCAACAGTTGCCGATAGATTGCGTTGCGCTGAGAGATGTCACCAAAGATGACGGAATCAACTGCCTTTGGCAGATCCATAATGTCGGTAATCTGGAAGATGCCGAACAGATCCTGATCTTTCATCACATCACCTCCCCTCCGAAAAAGTATCCGCTGACTGCCACGATAGCCATGAGCGCCACGCAGCCAATCATGGCTATGACCACCTCGCCATAGGTCACCTCCTCATCGCAGAGGATGCTGAAGGTCTCGCTCTTGGTCTTGCTGAGTCGCTTGAGCTCGCGCTTGGTTGCACACTTGAGGGTCTTGAGCCCCTCGTTCACTGGGATGCCTGCAGGCTTGGCCTGTATCGCATCCTGAATCAAAATAGAATTCTGCATATTGCATCATCTTTGTTAGCATTAACAGCCGATTGGATAAAAGGGTGGCGGCTGCATTCCCCGTTGCTAACAAAGATGATGACTTATCCGAGAGGACTAATCGAAATCTTTACGGTTCATGCAGCCGCCATATAGAGTTTTCCTTTTTCCCCAGTTGGGAAAATATTTTTCTCCAGTTAGGGAAATGAATTCCCAAGGCATAAAAAAAGCCTGCGGCTAAGAAGCCATAGGCGAAACGGTCGCCCTGCCGGATAGATTACTATCATCTTTGTTAGCATTGGCAAAGATAAGGAGAAAAAGTGGAACTGGCAAGAAAAAAGGGAAGAATTTTCGTATTTTGTGGAAAATTGTTATCTTTGCGGTGAATTTAGTAATATATAATAAGGTATGGAAGAAAGAAGCTACACGAAAAAAGAACTCGATGCCCGCTTGCTCGACTTGTCAAGCGACCATCGAGACATGGAAGACGGCATGAAGACCATCTATGAGCTGCTATGGAGCGCATTCGGACTCATCGCCCTCCTCATGGTATGCCTGGCGATGATGGTGGGCATCCTACATGCCAAGGGCATCTGTTAAGACCTTGGCGAGCCATCCAGCGATGAAACCGCCCGTGCCATAGAGAAACTTGGCGAGGGTGGTGAGCTTGTTGGCTTTCTCCACGGTTTGCCAGAAGCTCTGCTGTCTCTTGTACTTGGCATACCCACTCTTGGCGGCTTTTACGCCCTTCTCGGTCAGTTTGTAATAAGCCTCACCCCAGTCATAGAGCAATCCCTCGTCTTTGAGGCTCTGCAAGACACTGTGAGGCGCAATATCATTATTGTATTTATCATATATGGCATCGAGCATATCATCCTTGCTGGCGCATCCATCCTCAAACTGGCTCAGAAGAAAATCGGCTATTTCATTTTGCTTGTCAATCATAATCATATAGTTTTGATTTGAAGATAATCCCCCGATGCTCACGCACCAGGGGATTAAGAGTTCATTTAATTTTATGAAACACAACCAATTGTGGTTGCCATTCTTTAAACATACTGTAGAACTGGCTTATCTATCAAGAGACCAGTGTCTATATCTCCTTTGATTTTGGCAATGCCTTGCCTTATCTTTTCCAAGCTCTTAGCCTGTGGCACCTTAATACCTGCGGCGTACTGTCTGAGCAGTGAAGCGTTCATGCCAATATATTTAGCAAATGCAGAAATACTGAGGGGATAGTAATTGAAGAAAGCTCCGACATCGAAGACAAACCTAAACTCCAAGTCAGGGAATTCCCTGCCTTCCTCCTCAAAGAACTTTTTCTCCTCGTCCCTGCAAACATAGAAGTCGTCCATGGCAGCCTGCACCGTCTTACCATCGCCAATGATGCCAAAATTGAGGTCATCGGAATCCTTGCTCATAAAGCAGCTAAAGCCTCCCTTGCCCGACTCCACCACTACTGTAACTATTCTTGCCATACTATCTGATTATAATGTGTAAACCTAATCAAAAGTGTTCTTCTCGCACACCAAGCTTTGATGGAAGAGAGACCTAGGCTAAAGCCCAAGTCTCTGATAGATAGATTTGAGAGTTCCTTTCGGAACCTCCTCAGTTCCATGCCGAGGAACGGCTGAGCATCGTCCATTAGCTGGATTTTGCCAAATGTCGTGTCGGCATCCATGACGAAGCGGAAGGCATCCCGCCTTTCTCAACTTCTTGTAAAGTTCATTGTACTTCATCACTCAGTATGTTTAAAGAACACTTTGTCCTTGTTGGACGATGCAAAGGTAACAATAAAGTTACGAATATGCAAATATTTCGGTAACTATTTTGTTACTTTAACTAAACTTTAACATTTGGGCAGAAAAAAGCCCCCGACTTAGCTCAAAGTCGGGGGCGGTGTGTTAAAAAGGTAAGCCTATATTGCAAGGCTCAGCGAGCTAAATTTCTGTGACATATCCTGCAAGGCATTTCTGAGGGTGGCAAGTTCGTCAGCCGTGAATGCAGACGGCTTGCCATTGACCATATCACCATTCATCTTGTGTGCGAGCCAAGAGCGTGACTTCCCGAAGTAAGCCTTGGCGATGTATGCCATGGAAAGCATGCTTGTCACCTCTCCGAATTTCTCCGCCATAGTCAATTCCTTGACTCTCTCCTCCGTTTTCTTAGCCATATATCCCACTGCCACTGCGAAAGCCTTAGGGTCTGACTCCTTGAGGGCATCCATCTGGCGGCGAACCTCAGCCTTATCCTCTTCGCTCTTGGCTGCTCTGTTCTGAGCGGCAAGTGCCTTAACCTTATCAATCATCTCCTTGTATTCCATAATCTAATATTTTTAGGTGAAAGAGCGTCCCCCGAGGGGGACTTGCTCATTTCTTGTTTTTAATCTTGTTTTCTAACTCTGCGATTTCTTTTCCTGCGACCTTTCTGAAAGTACTGGGGAACTCTTTCCAATACTCAAGGTAGAAAAGCAAATCGTCTTCATTCTCTTGGAGTTCCTTTGATTTTTTCTTTTTCATTGCTGTTACCTTTTTAACACGATGCAAAGGTAATAAACTTTTGTTGAATAATCAAATATTTCGGCAATTATTTTCAACATTTGTTGATGTTTTAACATTTGGGCATAAAAAAGCCCCCGACTTCGTGAAAAATCGGGGGCTTTTTCAAATTTCTTTATTGATTTGTGTCTAATTTTTCTTTTGGATAAATGGATGGAATTTTGTTGAGGACAAACACCACCGCAAGGCTGACAACAGTGGTGACACCGATGGCAATCGCTGCGGTATCGTGTCCGTGCATAGCCAAGTCGTATGCGATGTAACCGAAGAAAAGAATAAGAATGGCACCAATGATTTGTCCCAATGTGCTTTGGTTGAATTTCTTCTTGACGATGGTCTTCTCCACATCAATGCGATGGTCCACTTGTTTCTCCGCCATTACCAAGATGCGGTCGGGAGCACCAGGAAGTGTCTTCTCATACGCTTCAAGATATTCAGGAGGTGGCAATGGTCCACTGAAGCTGCGTTCTTCCTCAAAAGCCATCATCGTGGCGAGAATCGCACTTCGTTTCTCCTCTGGGAGTTCCTGGAGGATGGCATTCACGTCTGCCGGGATGGCATCCTCCATTTGAATGATTTCCTTGTCTTTATCTTGCATAAAGCTGCTTTCTTTGACTGTTAAAAACTCTCCTTATATCGGAGTTGACGGTTTCCCAATCTCTCCTCAAGTCGGACGCATTGTCACCCCTCAAGTAATCATTGAAGAGGCTATTGTCGCCACCAATACTTCCCAAACTGCGCAAGCCCTCAAAGAATGGGTGGCGAGACACTGTCATAGAGCGTACGGCTCTACGTCTGCTAATCTTCATCGTTCTCATAACTTGCGTTTTAGTTGTTTTATTTCTTTTCTACCGCTGCAAAGATACGTTGTTTTTTCGAATATCGCAAATTTTAGAACAAATTTAACTATCAAATTGAGTATCAAAATGAAAATAAAGGTTATTTCCTCTTTATTTCATCATTTTTGAATGATGTCAAGAAATGTTCCTACCGCTTTCACCCCGTAATGCAATGGAGGGGTTTTCTCGAAAATGGCGCGTTTCTTGTGTCAATTTGCCCGAAAATTGTCATAAGTCGCCATTTTCGAGGGGCAATCGTGCTTGTGCGATTGTAAGCGTCTCCGCGTTTATACCTTGCATAATTCAAAAAAAGCAGTAACAGCTGA